AACATTTCTAAATTTCAGAATCCATTTCAACAGCAAGTCATTGATAGAACCATGCAAGAGCTTGATAGACAAGCAGGATTAAGACAGGCTGGTGCAGATGCAGCAGCCGTACAAGCAGGAGCTTTTGGTGGGTCAAGACAGGGTGTACAAAGAGCAGAGTCTGAAAGAAACTTACAAAATATTAAGGCAGATACTTTGTCAAAACTACTTGCATCAGGTTTTGGAACAGCATTGCAAGCATCAAGAGATGCTGCTTCACAAGGCTTAAAATCCTCACTAGACGCAGGAAGACTATCTGGTGGACTTGGACAAGCCTTTGGTACTTTAGCAGGCACCACGGGTGATATAGGGCGTTTACAGCAAGCATTAGGTCAAGCAGATATATCACAGCTATCTCAATTAGGTGCATTAAGACAAGCACAGTCACAAGCCGAGTTAGACGCAAAACGACAAAACTTATTACAACAATCACAAGAACCATTCACAAGATTGCAACTGGGACAAAATTTGTTGCAAGGTATGCCAAGTTCTTCAATACCTTCAACATTTCAACAGTCTACTACACCATCTGCAAATCCATTCTTGCAAGGTATAGGAGCTTATACAACATTGTCACAAATTGCACCTTTTGGTGGTTCTAAGTCACCGTAGGTAGTTACATGGCAAGAGTAAGAAAACCCAGAGGTAAGGCAATAACTTTAACAGAGTTGCTTGGTTTAGATAAAACTGGTTTTGGCACTGTAAGAGGACCTCAAGGTGTTACTAAATCTAAACAACAACAATTTTTAAAAAAACAAGCTGGAGATTTAGATACTCCTATAAGCGTGCAACCATCTTTAACTAATAATTTAGGGCAACAAATACAAACTACTGTTGATCAAAGTCTAGAAAATTTACCCACGCCACTTGATTTAAGATTTGCAGATTCTAATGTAGATTTAACAAAAGTTCCAAAATTCACAGGTGAATCTAAAGGTGAAGGAACTATACCACCTGGCGATGCACTCGCTGGAGTTGATATGTCGCCTTCTGGACAAGGTGCTGATGTTAAGACTAAAGAAGATGATAGGTTTGCACTAGGAGAAGCATCAGATGCAGACATAGATTACACCGATGTAGGTGAGCCAGGATCGGAAGCACCAGTTAAAGAAGTGTCAGAACAAGAACAATTGTTCGCAAATGTAATGAAAGATTACAATCAAATGTATGGCGATGGCAAAGGTCCTGAAGGTCCTAAATCAATTGCTGATTATAAAAAAGACTTTGCCCAAGCAACTGGTATAGATATATCAGGTGAGCCTGATAATCGTGCAGCGTTGATGTCTTTAGGATTGTCCTTAATGCAAAACAGAGCTGGTAAGGGTTTTAATTTATCTAATATTATTGGTGAAGTCGGAGCTGCTGGAGAAAAAGCACTACCTAAATTCGAAGCTGCTAGAAGAGAAGCTAAAGCTGGTCAAGTTGCTGCTGGAAAATTTGCATTGCAAGAACGTAAAGCTGATACTGCTGCAGAATTAGCGTTTGCTAAAGAAAGACGTTTAGCTTTAATGAAGTTAGGTACTGAAGCAAGAGGATATAAACAACAATATTTATTACAAGAACTTAAAAACAAAGCTGCTTATGATGAAGCTATTTTAAAAGCTAGAGCAGAAGCTATAAAAAATAATAAATTAGACCTGACTAAAGCTGGCGAGTCAGAGGTCCAAGGTATTAAAGGCGTTAAAATTCAATATGGTTTTGATCAAACTGCGAGTCAAAAAATACTTAATCCAGTGTCTTCTGCTAGAGCATTAGCAGATGGATATGGTAATATTTTACAAGCAGAATCAGCAATAGATCAATTAATAGGAATTTCACAAGATTTAGCCGATTCTCCGTCACCATTTTTAGACATTACTTCAGATAGAGTAAAATCAATTTTAACTTCTTTAGGTATTAATGGTGAAGATTTATTTAAAGATCAATCTTATATTGATGTTGATGGAAAAAAAGTACCGTTAAAAGGAATATCAAAAGAGGCAACTGCAACAGCTATTCAAGATAGATTACTTGCACAATATAAAAGATTTTTAAGTCAAGAAACTGGTAATGGAATATCTAATGTTGACTATCAAAACTTACAAAAACAAGTAGGAGTTATAACAGCTTTAAGTAATCCAAGAGAAAGATTGTTACGATTACAAGAGTTGAAAAAATTATTTGCAGTGCCAAAAAGAAGAGTTGAATCATTGTTTGATGAATTAAATGATAAAAGATTTCATGCAAGTGAAGATAATTATCAAAGAACGCAAGAAGTTTTATTCGATGTTTTACAATCATCTACACCAAAATCTTTTAATGAGAACTTCCAATTAACCAATCAAGGTATAAAAATAATTAATGTTGCAGGATTGTAATGGGCGTTGTTAAATTTAAAGTAGGTGATGAAGAGCTTGGTTTCCAAATAAAAGGAGACAAGCCTACATTTAGTGAACAATTAAAAATTGGACGTTACTTAAAATCTTTAGAAAGTGGCGAAAATCCAGAGACAGCGGAAGAAGAACCAACTGATCCAAAACTTCAATTTGATGTTGAAACAGGTATAAAGAGCAATGCACTTAGATCAGCATTAGGTGTTGCCGAAACAAAAGAAGAAGAAGATGCAATACTTAGAAAGTTTGAATTAACCGATGATGATTTCTTGCGTGATAAACGTGGTAGACTTGCTTTAACACCAACAGGTGCATCAAAATTTGGTCAAGAAACTAATAAAAATATACTTATTGATGAAGAAGGGTTTAGTCGATATGACTTTTCAGATCTTTCTGGTATTGCACCAGAGCTTATTGGTGGTGTAGGTGGAGCTATACTTGGTTCTGTATTACTGCCAGGTCTTGGTACAGTCCTTGGATCAGCAGTCGGAGCTGGTGCTGGAGCAGGTACTGGGCAAGCCGTGGAAGAATTAGGTGAGTCTATTGCTGGTGTGCAAAGACAGACATTATCAGAAATAGGTGAAGACGTTGGTAAAGAAGTTGCTATTGGTTTTATAGGTGATGGTTTGTTTGGATTGCTAGGTAAAGCGTTCAGAGGTGGTAAAGCTGCAATGAAGCCAGGAAAAGATTTTACTGAAACTGAACTAAAAACTGCTGGTAAATCAATACAATCACCTCTTGACGATCAAGGTAGAATATACGCTGATGACCCAAGAATAGGTGTACTTGCTCAAGAAGGTGATGTTGCTCTAGCAGGATTAAGAGGTAAGGTAAATCCTAAAAAGTTTGCTGATTTATCTGAACGTGAGCAATTAAGGTCTATAGAACGTGGTGGATTTGGATTGCTTCCAACATTAACAGGAATTAGAGCACCATCACTTGTAGCTAGAATACAAGCTATTGGTGAAAAAATATTTAAAACGTCAGACCGTTTGAAGAATAATAACGATAGAATAAGACAAGTTGTTGATGCGTACAAAAAACAAATAGGTGTAGGCGATGAAGTAACAACATCTGAAATCGGTGATTTATTAGTCGAAGGTATTAAACAAGGTAACAAAAAATTACTTGATCAACATAAAAAAGTTTCAAAAGATGTTGTGCAACATTTAAACGATACAGTTGATCAATTTACCAACGCTACTTTTAATAGATCTGGAGTAGAAGAGGACTTATTCGATATTTTACAACAAACTTCAAAAAATACCGAAGACCTTGTTAAAGCAGAATTTGAAGCTGTTGATAAAATATTAGCACAATCAGATTTAGCAACTAAAGAATTAGTTCCTTTAAAATCTCTTGAAGACAAGTTAAATACTTATTTAAGAAAATATCAAAGACGAATTGCAGGTAATACACCAGATGGATTGCAAATAGAAAATTTAGCAAAAATTTTATCTGGAAAAAGTAAAGTAGGCAAACAAGTCGAACTTAAGGGTAAAGTTAGTTTTGAAGAGCTTTATGATATAAGACAAGCCTTAAGTGATATTAGAATGGATGGTAGAACATCTGGAACTGTTAGAAGCATGTTAACCAATTCTTCAAGAACTGGCATTTTAGATAATGTAGATCAAATTTTTACAGATTTAGGTAGAGGCGGAATTACAAAAAAGTTTATTGCTGGTAGAACTGGTGGTGAGGAGCGAGTAATTGATACGGATGCTTTTAACATACTCACAAGAGATTTAGGTACTAATCAAGTAGATGAGATTAAAAAAGCTGGTGAATCTTTTGCTTCAGCAAGAGCAAAGTTTTTTGAAGCAAAATCCGCACAAGAAAAATTGTTTGATAATGCAACGATTAAAAAATTTGAAGCTGTTGCACGAAGAGAAGGTGCTGATGCAGTTAACACACCAACGTCAATTAATATATTTAAAGATATAGTTAAGCCAAACAATGGTAGATTTGTTAAAAGAGCGTTAAATTATATTAAAGAATACGCCCCTGGCGGACAAAGTGGAGATGATTTTGCTGAAACATTTAGGCAAAGAGCTTTAAATCAATTTTTAAAAGATGCTGTCGAGACATCTAATTTAAATTCTGTATCAAAAGATTTTAATGGGACAGCTTTTGCAAACGCTATACGAAATTTGGGTGATACTGGTGATGTTTTATTTGGTGCACAAAAAGACGATATACTTAAATTAGCAGATGAATTTGACGCAATTAGTTTCAAAAACTTGAGTGCTGAAGATGCACTAACACAATTAGAAGGATTAAATCCTAACGCAACTTTTCTAGATAACATGAAAGAATTGCAAAGAGTCCAAAAACAATTAGACGGACAAAAAGCAAACGAAATACAAAAGAAAGTATTAGCAGGTGAGTTTAAAGAAATAGGACCAATTGAGGCAGCAGAACTTCTTGTCAAACCTAATTCATCAGCTAGAGATTTAAAAGGAATAGTTGATTATTACAAAGCAAACAATGTTGAAGGCTACAATAAAATCAAAAGTTATTACATAAATCGCATGATAGATGATTTTGGCGAATCAGTAATGACTGACGGTAAAACACTTAATGCTTTTGCCGATAGATTGTTAAGTCGTGCTAAAGACGGTAAATTGCAAGTTGTGTTTGGTGAACAAATGGGTAAAAGCATGGAGGAGTTTGCTAACATTCTTAAATTCAACGCTAAATCAGCGGAGGGCGGAGACTTGGTTGCTGCAAACATAGCTGCTTCTCCATTTCAAAATGTTGGTAAACTTATTAAGTTTTCTATATTAGGACGTAAAATGCTGTCCAAAGGATATTATGACGATATTGTTAAGCAATATAAAAATGAAGCTAGGAATTTAAAAACTCCTGCACAAAAAGCTATGGCATTAGGAAACATTTTAGCACAATCATTAGCACAAATGCCAGGACAGTTAATTCAAGAAGGTTTAAATGAAGCGGAAAAACAAACAGAAGCATTGTTAGAAAACACAGGTGTTACACAAAACTTATCAGAGCTTAGAGATCAACTTGGTCCTGCTATCGAGCAAACTAGAGCTAATGTAAATCAATTAAGAAATGTAGCTTCTGCACCTAACATTCAACCACCAGCACAAGGAACACAATTAGCTGGTATAGATATTACAAATCCTGGCAATGCTTTTTCTTTAGGACTTAACCCTAGTGACATAGCAATAGCACAGAGAACACGAGGCACAGTATGAACATAGAAGAACTAAGAGAAACTCTCAAGGTAGACGAGGGAAACGTAAAGTCCATATACCTTGATCATTTAAATTTACCTACCACGGGGATTGGTCACCTTATTACAGAGTGGGATGAAGAGTATAACAAACCAGTTGGGACACCAGTATCTGAAGAAAGAATTAATGAATTATTTGATAAAGATGTCAAAGTTACTATAGACGAATGCGAACAATTATTCGATAACTTTCAAGAGCTGCCTGAAGAAGTAAAACAAATATGTGCTAATATGATGTTCAATATGGGCAAACCTCGTTTGAGTAAATTTTTAAAGTTTCGTGAAGCTATAAAAAATAAAGATTGGAAAGAATGTGCCATTCAAATGGAAGATTCGAGATGGCACAAGCGAGTCACAAACCGTGCTAACAGATTAATCTCTAGAATGCAGGCTGTTGATAGCACCTAATCCAAGACTTGTTACTTTTTCTTTTTTAAAGTGATTATCATATTCTCTGTCTACAATTATACCTATCTGTTGTCTAATACTACGTCTTTCTTTATCACAGATAGCTTTTATCTTTTCATATGTATCTAAATCTATACCAACTGACTTGAATTTTGTTGTATCTGCCATTACACTACCTCCCATGTATGTCCATAATAAAAGAATTATAACCAGAAAAACTGGGAAACCCAACAAATTTTTCGCAAAAAAAACTATATTTATGGGAATCAAGTTTGACTCAAAATGGGAAGCAGAGCGATATGGACAACTTAAAGCAATGGAAAAGGCTGGTGTAGTTACTCAATTTGAACGTCAAGTAAAATATGAATTATCAATAAATGATATGAAGATTTGCGATTATGTAGCTGATTTTAGATATTTGCTTGAAGAAGAAAACGGTCTAAGCAGACTTGTTGTCGAAGATGCCAAAGGGGTTCAAACGCCAGAATTTAAACTCAAAAAAAAGATGATGAAAGCTATACATGGTATAGACATTCATCTCTCTTTCAAACCCAGACGTTAATTACGTCTATTTTTTAAATCGTTCTTACTGAAACTTTTCATTCTATTAGCAAGAATTTCAAGTTTACTCATATTATCATTAGATAAAGAACTACCTGCACCATTTTTGAAATTTCTTTTACGTTCAATTTCATTATTAGCCCATATCAATCCACATTTTACAGAACAAAAATTACCAAATTTCATAACAAACTTTTTGGTATAACATTCAGTTTCATAAAATATTTTGCCATCTGAAGTTCTTCTTGGAGTTTCTTTTCTAACGGGTAGATTACCATCATACCTTTCATTAGGTTTAGTGCCATAAAATATTTTAGTCTGAGGTTTAGACTCTCTCTGACAATTATAACAAGTTACTTTATGACTTAGTTCTTTCGGTCCCGATTGGCTATCATCCCTCATCATCTACTCCAAATATTTTTTTCATTTTAAAATCTTGCAACTCTTTCAATTGAGCATTTATCTTTCTCTTTTCTCGTCTTGCATAACGATAATCTTTAGTCATCAATGCGACAGTTGATGCAATTGACCGATTATCTTCTTTGGCAATTTGAACTAAATCTTGATAAACATTTCCATGAACATTCAGAGATTTAAATTTATTTTTCTCTGCTAATTCTTCAAGTTCCCAAATGGGCTCCATATAATTACCATCAGGATCAGCCCATTTTTTTTGGAAAGAATCATGCAATTTTTGATGAGCTTCAGCAATGGTGATTACACCATTCTCTGCTTCTTCAATAATTTTTTTTGAGACTTCATCCCAAGTTTCGAATGGCTTTTCAATCAAATGCCTTCTTATTTTCGGTTTTCTATACTTCATCATTTTTGCCTCCTTTTAAATAATAATAAGTATAATTACCC